TGCGGGGGATTATATGGTCGATGTGCAATGGCTCTTCATCACTGCCACAGTAGCGACAGATGCGTCCATCTCTATCGAACACTCGCTGCTTATGAACTCTATAGCGTCTGCTATTAAGTTTATCTAATGCCACCCTTTAGTTCTCCAATGATCTAATGCAATGCAAGGCTCACCATATCTATGTCCTATGTAGTCAAGCCCCCATCGTACCTGAGACCAACCATCTTGGGTTGCAAGCCATTCACTTCTACCTTGTGGTATTCCATTATGACTACCATTTTTTGCTAATGGATTCCATGCTGATTCTTTACCATAGAGCTTTAATAAGCATTTATGTTCTTTATGATTAAAGTCTAATAGATATAACGCATAAGTCTTATAGTCTATGTATTCTTTTTGTTGCACTGATTCAGAGCTACCTGCTCTAGGCACTAGCAATAGAGCTATCCCAATAGCTACTAGCACCCCGCAAGCTACGCCCCTAAAGGGCTTGCGGTGAGCCTTTGCGAGGCTCTGCGCCGTTAGCGTACCATATGTGTCAATGATGTGCATAACTCGTGTCCAATCTGAGCGTGAAGTGAAGTTTTGCCCCTACTTATCCACAGATGTTAATAACTCTTTACTTAATTCATAAGGAATCATTGACCTAGTTTTAGCACCCTTTAATCCTTGAGTGCCAGTTTTTGATCCTCTCGGTGCAGCCTCATGACAAGTAGCACCATTCTTGCAAGCTGGTCTAGCAACCCAATTAGGCACATTGCCCCAGAGGTCTGTTGGTTTCATTCGCGTATCACCATAAGCGCAATAAGTAATCTGCCTATGTTCTAGGCCTTGCATGATAGCTTGCTTGCGTAACATGCCTCTAGGGTTTTCTAATAGCCATGCTTTAGGATTAAGAGACTTGATGAGATTAAGAGTAAATAGCACTAATTCAATACTCTTATGAGCTTGCTCAGTTTTAGGAGTCTTATCTTCATTCCAATGATGTCCAATAGATGCAACACTAAAGCTAGTGCATGGCGGTGAAGCCCAGATAAAGTCTGGCTGACCATACTTAGCAATCAATCCGTCAGCAGTCAGTTGTAATATGTCTCGTTCATGTGCCTCAAAGTATTCATCTAACTCAACCTTGATTATTGTGTGCCCTGCATCCTCAAATGCCTGAGTACTTGACCCAGTGCCTGAGAAGAAGTCATATACAATCAATCTTTGCCCCATCCAGTACCCTTGAAGATTGCCCCTACTGGGCTAATTACCTTGTCCATTGGTTCATTGCAATAAGTGCATAGAACTGTGGGTTTGTCGTGCCAGCCATGATGCAGTTCATTCTTTAATCCGCATCTTCCACATTTGTAATCGTAGGCTGGCATGTAAGGCATCTCCCAATCATCCATGAACCACAGCTGCATCGTTCGATGTCAGTCTCTTTAGGTTCTTTATCTAAGTGTCCATATTTTAATATGAGTAGTGGCAAGAGATCAGCTAATCGGATGATGCAGGCATACTCCGCTGCATCTTCTCCCTGCCCATTTAGCCGTATGACTCCGAATCCCAATTCCCCCGAAATGGATGTCCGAGCCTTTAATTGCTTTATGTACGCAAGCGGTTGAAATCCAGCGCGGGCTTTGACTTCAACATCGAATGGCACATTAACAATATCCTTGCCACTACCCCTTCCCACACATGCGTTCTGCCACTGAGTCGATAGGTACTCAGCTACAACTCGCTCTGTGCGAAACCCTCTGTGCTTTCTTGATTGACTAGCCATTACACATCGTCATAACAAATCCCACATAACCACCATGCATAAACTTCCATGAGGTCAGATTCGGGAGTTGCTTCCTCACATCTAGAGCATTCAACAGTATCATCCATTGCCTAAGCCAGCCATGTAGCCCATAGCCACACCACCGATAAATAGAACTAGTGTAAGGATCATAAGTAGCGTTTCCTTATCCATTGACAGCCTTGCACTTATTGCATGACCAAGTGCCAGCAACTACTACACCTTCTTCAATTCTTGCAGTAATTGTAATGTCCTTAGCTTCTGTTGGTTCATTGCATAACTGGCAAATAACTGTATCAACCATAGGAATGTCTTGAACATCAACCCATCCATCTACTGTATGAATCTCTGCATATCCCATTATACTCTCGCCTTCTGCGGTTCCCATTTTCCGCTACTTGAAACGACATACCATCGAGCTTGACAACTAGGTGTGCCACCAGTTTGAGACTTAGCAGGACACATAAATCCACCCCATTGCTTGCCATTTTTTTCACCAGTTTTCCATTCCATAGCCCCATGATCACATGTCTCACTAGGTGATTGAATATTTACAATCTCTGCAATTACTTCTTGTTCCTTAAAGGATGTGTTCCAGTAATCCACATCAACTGGTGCAGGATTTGGTACAACCTGCAAAGCTGGATGATTAGGTGCAACCTTGCTCATTTCTTCACGACTAGCTTTGTGCTTTTCTATGCCGATATTTGCGTTCGCACATGCAATACCAATCGCAGAAGTAGCTCCGTTTTCCAGCGCAAAATCTTTATTAACGCCCCTGTCTGTAATAGCCTCATGCGCAAGGCCAGTGGAGAATGGCTTTGTATCTTCCACATTCCGATAAAGCCTTGCAGCAACGATAAAACGCTTATCAGACCATTCAAGTATTTCTGTTTCAATACGCCCATTTGGATTCCTTTTCCAGAACTCAATAACTCTTTCTCGTACTGTGGTGTATTCCTCAAGATTAAACATAAAGTTGATTCTCCTCTGTGGCTAGTTGCCCCATCAAAGCAATATAGGCTGCTCCATCGATGTAATTATCTGGTTTATCGACTGAACCCGTACTGGCTCTCGCAATCTTGATGAGCGCGAGTATTGCACAGACTTGATAGTCCTCGACTGGGTGCTGTAAGTATGCACTGATGAGCATTGCTGCGTGTTGCATGTTATCTGCTGGGTGGCCGTAGTCGTTGAGACCACGATCTTGAATGATGTCGGTTGCACTCTGTAGAATCTCCTGATATTTCATTCTTGCCAGAAATCTGCTCGATTGACTGCTCTGCCTTTGTGCCAGCCATCGCGATGGCCACGATCATAGGCTTCTTTGTATGATTGTAACGCCCATATAATAAAGCTAATACCTGCCCCTATAAGGCATATAATTAGCAGCTTGTCATTGTTGCTCATTGTGTAACCTATCTGCATCCAGTGCCCTCGACTGGCTTACAGGATTAGTGTTGCATAGAGTCCAGACTAATTAACGGACATTTTGATAACGATATGGTAACAAATCTGACTCGTCAATCATAGTGTCAATGGTGCGAACTACATCAAGCGTAAAGTCGTCCATATAGGGTGAATGACCCATCCTTATTTATAGGCAATAGCATCGGGGTAACGCGGTCTCCGTGTGTTTCTATGACTGCTACGCTCATTTGCCAATTAGCGCTCCCAGCCTTCAAATAAGAGGCTTTCTTCTTGTCCATGACATTTCCTGCCTCTAAGCCCCACAAAGTCCTGTATGAGGCTCCTATGCCCTCTGTGAAGGCACTAATGCCTGCCCTGTGCGTGTGACCACAGACCACAGACTTGCCGAACTTCTTAGCCAGCCCAAGAGCTGTAAGTCCAGCATTGGAGTTCATTGATCCTTCATCGCCATGAACTAAGACCCATCCCTTATGAAACTCGAATGGTCTTTTATGGAAGCGGATTCCGAGTCCAGCGAAGTCCATAAACTTTGCGTATTCCAGTTCTGGTAATCCGATGAGGCTAGGTGCGCGTAATAGTGTGTGGTATAGGCGGTCTGTGTGATTGCTCCGAGTGACATCTGTTGTGCCGAGTTCATAGAGAATATCCTGCGCAAGGCTTCTGTCAGCATCTAGCGTACCTTCCCACTCTAACTTAGTACCTTGAGCCCAGCGTGACTGAGACTGCATGTCTAACTCATCGCCTGTGTTTAGGATGAGGTCAAACTTTTCGCGCTTTACTAACTTGATAAGATTCTTAACAGCTTGCTCATGATGGTATGGGATTTGTAAATCCGATATAACAAGATAGCGGGCTTTAGTCATCGTCCTCATCTTCGTAGTTGCCGAACTTCTCTGGATCGACAGGGTGAGGCAATATCCAAGCAGGGTAAGAACCAGTATCAGTAATCATAAATAAGGCTAGACCTTCGTTAAAGCCAGCCTTGCGTAGTGATTTGTAATACTCATGCAATCCGATGCAGTAAGCATCCAGTGCAGAGTAACCTTGATCCTCTAGCTCTTTCGCTTTTCTTGCCATAGCAGAATGTTACCTGTCTAGTAAGATGTTATAGATTTCATCGACTCGTGTGTTGAGTCTTTTAATCTCAGACAACAAATGGGTAATTACATAACCTGACAGGCCACCGACTATTGCCAGTGTTGCTATGTATAGCGTGAAAAAGTCAGACTGTGTCACTTTTTAGGACTCGCATATCCAAAGACACCAGATAGCACAGCCCAAAGGATTGCGCGGTAATCTGCTGCAAAGTTAGTTGATGCCCAAGCTGCCAAGAATGCTCCAGCAGCTAAGTACGCAGGATGCTTGATGTTCTTCATTAGTTTCCGCCTAACATAGGTATCGAATAAAACTCACCCAGTAAGTCAGCTTCTTTCTTAAAGCTAACATGCATGTGGTGAGTGTGTTTGTTAGCCCCTTTGTACTTACGCCACTTCCAGTTAAGGACGGGAGACGCAATCCTGCCGTTAAAAATAATGTACGAGATGCGCTTCTCTGCCTTAGACTTGCAACTGATTCGAAGCTGATCTGCAAGGTCTGGCATGATATGCGGTTTGACTCCTGCACCGAATAGGTCTGCGTCAAGGTCAATGGCACGAACCCAACCCTGCTCATCTGGATTATGATCAGACTTGCGAGCAGCGTGTCGGGTATCACCGACCCAACCATCCGATGCCCGATCACGATCTGGGAAGGAATCATCTATTTGCTCTCTTAACTGAATCGCAGCTTTAGAAAGTTTAGGCTTCATGGTTTAGGTGGATTTTTAATTTCTTCTGGTATTTGCTCATACGCAATTTTTAATTCTTCCCACAAAGGCTTTTGTCGTAAATCATTCCATGCAAGATTATCAAAATCTGCTTGTTGATTTCCTGTCGTTGAGCCAAAATATTCGGCTTTTGGTAATAATGCTTCAATAGCCAATGCAATGTCCATATTAAGCCACCTTTATGATTGTTATTTGTGTATAAACTTCGGCTGCAAATCCAGTTGAAATACCAAATCCATAAGTAGCGACAGTAGAGGCAGCGTAATGTTGCACCTCAAATACTTTAGATGCAGCAATAACAACAACTCCGCTAAATGGAGAGTGTGTGACTGCTGTGTCGGTTGTATCTACATAAGAAGTACCGCCATTTATTGCAACTGTTGAATCGGTAATATTATAAAAACGAGTAACATGATTATTTACATCATAAGCAGGTGCGGAACCTTGAATCAGAAATGTGCCAGCAGGTAATGTAATTTGGTTAGAAGCAATCGAACATCCTGAAATGCCGTTAGTGCCTACAGTTGTATTTATGTCGCGGGTGCGAAAAGCGGCCGAAGTAAATGTGCCACCATTTGTGCCGCTAGTTTTTTGGTCAGAAAATGCCGCAATTGAAATACTTGCACCAGCCGAAGGTGTAGCCCATTTCAACCCCGTAGCAGTAGTTGAATCCGCTGTAAGGACTTGATCGTTAGTGCCTACTGCTAGACGAGCTGGTGTATCAGCAGCAGTAGCAGTAATTAAATCGCCCTTAGCGTCTAAAATTACAAGAGGGTCAATCGCACCCCATACAAAATCCATGTCTGTGTTGCTGTTCTTCTTTAACACTTGACCTGTAGTGCCACCTTTAAGATCAAGTAGAGATGCATCGATTGAATCGCCTAGGGTCTCAATGGCTACTGCGCCATCCTTGACCAAGTCAGTGCTGGTCGGCACTGCCCAACCAAAGTTAGGTGTTGTTGTTGCCATTAGTTTATTACTCCGATCGCTTTAGACCACTGTAGTGTAGCATTTACGCCACTCCAAAGGGTATTGGTTGGGGTTACTGTCGCCCATGTTGGGGCAATAAGTGAGAAATCTGTAGGTGAGACATAAATAGTTGCATCCACATAGGTTGGTGTAGCTGCAAGTGAAATGCCCTCTACAAAGCCTGAGAAGTACCCCTCAAACATGTTGAAGGGTAGGTTAGTAATAACTACTGGCTCGCCAAAGAATAGGTTGATAAGGTTGTCTAGTTGGGCAGATGGCATTGTTGGGTTATCGAGTCTAAAAGTAATCTGGTCAAGCTGTGTTCTAGGTGTCGAGCGCAAAGCTAAGTCTCGCTCCACGATATCCTCGACATCTGCAAGGTAACGGATGTTGGAATCGTAGCTCTTTTGATAGCGACCATAAGTAGTAATGGAAGCATCGTCTGTAGCTGAATAGGTGTGGTTGTAGTCATTGCCATAGCGCACAATTTCACTATTGCGAATCTTGCCAATTTGTAGAATGGACTTAACGCTTGATGGCGTTGCGTAATTTGCGTCTAATTGGGTTGAGCCGTTAGCTGCTAAATAGGTGCTTCTATGATCCGCGTCTGCATAGGCTATGCGCCCCTGCTTGTCCTCATAGAGCAGACCTAGTGCGCTATCGGCTATCTGTGTCACTAAGGTCTGTGTGTTGCGGTCTGCTGCGCTAAGATTATCCATCTCATATAGCCCAGTATCGATTTCTCCTAAGCCCACATTTTCTGCATTAGCCCATGTAGTAGTTGGGTCATAGTTATACCACTGAAGGGCAGGTGCTACTTCTATCCATTCATTAACTAATAAATCCTGAAGGATAATAGAAATCTGCTCACCATCTAGGTCATGAGCTACTGATGCTGTGTATATGGCTTTAGGCAATTTAGCCAAAGCACCTACTGCAAGAATTGAACCAACAGTAACAAAGCCCGTTTCTTCTGGGCTTCTGACAGAAGTTCTAAAATCTGAGACTGTGCCACCAAAGACAGGCACATATACACCAGCACTATCTTTAAGTTCTAGGGTTAAGGAATCGGTTACATCAATGTCAAAAAGAGCATTGGTTGGGTTGATAATGTCCATACGGGCATAACCTGCTTGACATTGCCGATCAATGTCAATGCGACCCGTAGTAACATTAACAGAGGTTACATTTGTATAAACAGTAGTACCTACTGTAATACGCCATTCTGGAAGCCATGTCATGTTGGTAGAAGCAAACTCGATGTTCCACGCCCGACAGCTTGTCGAATAACATCTTCAACAGCGCGGGCTATTGTTTCTGGGTCTCCAATACCTGTATTCACAGTTGTTGCAATGGTTACCCCTGCTGGCAGTTGATTGCCTGTACCTGTTTTTCCCAAACCAACTGTTGATGGCATTGAAGTGGTAGCCCCGCCAGTAGATGTAATGCCCAAAGATGCGTTAGTTGCCCCTGCAAATGGTACAAACCCGCCAAGTGCTGCTCTTTGTGATGCACCTAAAGCATTGAATGCGGAAGCAGCTGAACCAACAAAAGACTTGAAATAACCTTCAAGTGTATCTAATTGCTGTTTGACAGACATAAAGTTAAAGTTCTTAAAAATATCATCTAAAGGCTTGATGCCTGCAAGGGTGCTAACTAACTTTTCTGTGTTCTTCTGAGCATCGTCTAGCAGTTTTGTGTATTTCTCAATCTGGCTTATGTTTTCAGATTCAATAGCCTGCATAAGCTTTAGACGAATACGATCTTCTTCTGAAATCCTGCCCTTTAAGGCTGCCTCAATCTGGATTTTTTGTAGGTCAAAGATTGATTTAGCCTTAGCCAATTTTAACTGATCTTGAGCTGCTTTAGTTTGGGCTATAGTAAGTTTGGTTATTTTAGTCTGATTGGTTAAATATGAGCCTGATTGAATTGGGTTCTTTTGCGCACCTACTTCACTGGCTCTACGAGAAGTTGCGCCAATTCTTGTAATTGCTCCTAATGGGCCAGCGGAAAATGAACGCTGAAATGGTGTAAGCAATAATTCAAAGAAAGACTTTGTTTTGTTATTTATTTCAAATGTGCCAATTTGTGATAAGCCACGAAGGAAATCCGCTAAGTTAGTTGCTGCTCTTTCCATATCATCCGCAAGATCATCAATAGTTGTGTTACCGCCTAAAGTTTTTAAAGAATCAATAAGGCCAAAGCCTATAATTTCTTGAACATTGGCTGAGGCTACACCCAGCTTTGCTATTGATCCTGCAAAAGTATCTGAAGCTGCTTTAGCCGAACCTTTGAAAGTCTGACTCAAATCATCTGTAATTTCTTTAAAAGATTTAGTTTTTAAATCTGCTTTGGATATGCCTACGCCTAAACGAGTAATTGCTGTGTTATTACCCAAAAAGGCACGACCTAAGGCGGTTGTGACTGACCCTAAGTCCTTGCCAGTTGAGGCAGAAATGTCTAACGCAAGATTGAGTAATCTTTGTGATTCGGCAGAATCGCGGGTTGCTACAGCTAGGCTCTGGTAAGCAGGGCGAAGTAAATCATCAACAATTCCAAATTCGCTTTGAAGTCTTTGAATATAGGTCTCAGCCGATGTTGCGGTTCTTTCAAGTCCTACATTCTTTAAAGCCAGAGCAAGTTGTTGCTGTGCCTTCTGATCTGCTGCTGCCGCTTTAACTGAAGCCTTGCCATAAGCAAGAATGGCAGTCGTGCTAAATGCTACGCCAAAAGTTTTAGCAAGGGTTTTGACATTTTTAGTCAAACGGTCTGTTGCTGTGTCTGCTTGCTTAAATGCCTTATTGCCTACAAACTCTGCGGCAATATCAATAACAATGTTTGCCATGAGTTACACCTTTGCTCTCGCGTTTAGTTTGTTGGCAGCAGATTGGATTGCTTTTAAAACTGCTTGTCGGGCTTTGCCGTTGTTTTCTTCATAGGCTCTAAACAAGGCACGACCAGCCATCTTGTCCTTGCCTTTAATTGGTGAGTTATATTTATTAGTTTGATTCTCTACAAAAGAACTGTTAGGTGTCTTGCGACCCATAGTCTCATAAATTGCTCCAGCAGCACTTTTATTAAATACGCGAGCAAGTGATCTAAAACCTCTGCGATTTGGCTTTGATGGTGTGGTCTTATAGCCAATGCCAGCTCGAGCAATTTTGGCATCGTAGGTAGGGAAACGAGCCTGAGAGTTTTCTCTAGGCAACCATCCACTTAAGATGGATGAATTATCTGGCAAGTATCCACGGGCAGACTTAGTAATTGGCTTTAAAGCTGATGCAACTTCTTTAGGCAATGCTTTGGCTAAATCTGGACTGAAAGCCCGCAAAGACTTTCTAAGCGCGATGCCGCCCTTGACGCTTGCTGGCATCGCTCACCTCTTTCGCTTCATCCTTTAGACCTTGCAATAATGCATCAAGCATAGTCTTATCTAAATCCAATAACTGCTGTGGCGCGATTCCCAACCTAATGCTCAATCGAGCTATTAAGTAGGTGAATGGATAATCGCGCTTTAAGCTAAAGGGTCAGAGTCCTCGACAGACACTGACTTGAGTGTCTCGATAAACTCAATCCCGAACGGCTTAACAGTTTCACCTGATCTGCGTGTAATTTCCCAAGCAAGCCAATAGACATCCGACTGCTTTTCATCTAAACGAAAAGCTTGGTGGAACCCTTTTTTAGCGTATTGCTCGAATGCATACTCCACTGCTGGAGTAATCTCGCCTTCAATAACGCTTCCATCTGTACGAGCTATCTTTAGTCTTGCCATGAGCTGCCCCTTTGTTTAGTTGTTTAGAATGTGCCTGTAGTTGCTACTGCAATGGTTGAGTTAGCAGTAAATGTAATTGACATAGTGCCAATGTCTGCTACAGCACCATTGATGTCTGTAGTGTTATTGACTAGCAATGAAACAGTGTAAAGAGGGTTAGTAGCAGATACTGCTGTTCCCTTTGTCTGTAGGAATACACATGTAACTGTTGTTCCCCATGCAGCTTGAAGTGTTGCAAGGACATTGGCTGATGCTGTGTCGTTTAGGAAATCAATAGTTACAGTAGATGCTTCCAAGCCCTTAACGAACTTGTGTGCTGTGTCGCCCATTGCAGTGACTTCTAGCTCATCAAATGAACGATTGATTGTTACTGCTGTTACATGGTCAGAAAGATCAACAGTGTTAATCTTAACGCCTACATTGTTATTTAGAAATACAGCCATTAGGATTATTCCTCGTCTTTCTTAGTAGATGCTGGCTTTGGTGTTGGTGTGCTAACCTGCCCGATTTTTTTCAGGAAGGCTTCGTTCTCTTGTTCCCACTCGGACATATTAACTCCAACTCGTAAGGATTGATACGGACATCTCGCAGCTGAGAAGGTCTCCCGAAGCAGCATTGAGAACACTAGGCGCACTGACTGCGCTTACATTATAGGTCAAAGAAGATGCAGCAAGTTTAGCAAATACTCCACATACAAAATCTTCTATACCATTGAGGTTGCCCTCGTTATCGAAAAGTGGAGTCGTAATAATCAGCTTAAATGATGCCATTGGGCTAATGCCAATATGCTGATTATTGGTAGGCGTTAAATACGGATCATCGGGGCTAACAATAACTGAGTTAGCCAAAACTGTGGCAGGCGGGAATGCAAAGGTCTGCCATTTAGCATTATCAACTAAGGCTGTGGCAAGTGTTGTTCTAAGTGTCGTGATAGCAACTGGCATTATCCCACCATCGAATTGGGACTTATTGCGTGGATAATCATACCCCGTACTTTGGCGAGTAATTGCGCCGATAATCTATACGGGGATGGCTGGTAATCGACAAGGTTGGAACCAGACAAGCTGGTAGTCCTTGCTTGCCAGATATCGACAGCGATCATCAAAGCTGCATTCTGTATTGCTGTGTCGGTTGCATAATCGGTTGCTGTTCCTGCAACGATACCAATAGGTTGAACTGCGTGTGTGTTCTGATCTGCACCTACAGCAGCAAAAGAAATAGCGTTAGAGCTAATAGCAGTAATGGTTTTAGTTCCATTATACGGACTGCCATTGCGACTGACAGTTACGCTCTGACCCACATAAAAATAGTCTAAAATGTTTTGTTCAAAATACAATGTACCTACATTGCCTGCAATGCTTTGATAAGTATTGTAAATCTCATTTTGCCAAAGCATTGGAAGTAGGACTGCATCTGATGCGTCACATACTTCTTGAAGAACAGCATCAGTGTATAGCGTGCCGACACCCAAAGTGGTGCGTAATTCGCTGACTGTTGTAAGTGCCATTGCCATTCCTTTCTTAAGACTCTGGGGAGTAGAGGGCTACTACTCCCCAGAGCGACTTAGAGTGTTACTAGATTACGCGATGTCTAGCTTGCGGAATGCTGTTGGGTAGCGATTAACTACTGCAACATATCCGTAAATGCCAATTTCAAGCTGACCATTTGCAACTACATTTGCACGAATCTGGAGGGTGCCTGATTCGTGGAATCGCATTGCAGCTGATGGATAAACAAGAGCGACCTTAGCGTTACCTGTGTTGCCTGTGTAGTTAGGATCAACCACTAAATCAAGTCCAGCAACAGTTCCCTGAGTTGAGCCTTGAGAAATTAAACCAGCAGCGTTCTGAACAACAGCAGCAGCGAATAGTGGTCTGCCGCTTCCATCAACAGCACCAAGTAGATTTGCATAATCGATATTTACATAACCGCCTGATGGTGCAACCATTAAACGATTTGGTGTGAATCGCATTACACCATAGGAATCTGCAATTCCATCAGCAATAGACTTGTAGATGGTTGCGCCAGTTGAACTGTCAGCACCATCAGCAGCAATAGTTGCTGCGTATGCATCTGTCTTCTGTGCGTATGATGCAGCTAACTCACGAAGATACAAATCTAGGAATGATGGATCGCTGCGATCAACTAGCTCTAAATCAAGTTTTCCAGCGCCAGCAAACTTGACCACAGTATCTTCTTGAAAGGTTACTGTAGTGTCTGTAGATGAAAACTCAGCACCTTCAGCAGTTAATGCAACTGTTGCCTGAGTTCCTAGCTTAGGAGTAAAGATTTTCATTCCGCTTGCTGGAAGTGCAGCGCGCTCGATGCTATCAATGAAAGGGCGAGATGAATCAATAATACCGATTACATCCTTTAGGTATGTTGGTGGAACCATACCTGTGTTCTCTGCGACTGTTGCAACCTGTAGAGCTGCCATTAGTTCGCGAGCATCTGCATCACCGCGTGATGCGTTTAGTTGTGCCTTAGCATATTCGCCTGCTGTAACATTGAGGTTAATGCGTGGGTTTGTGTAATACATTGCTGTAACTGTAGGACGAGCAGCTTCAACTGCTGCTGCCTCTACTGGTGCTGCAACTGTCTCTGGAGTATTCTCCACAGCTGTCTCGCTTTCTGTTTGTGGGTTTTCTTCAACAGGGATTACTTCCTCTGCTGCGATCTCTAGTATTTCTGAAGACGCAAATGCGGGAACAGTTACTAGAGAAACTTCTTTTAGTCGAGCTGATGAAACGACTGTGTGTCCATCTTTTGATGGCTGAGA